GCTGCACAACCTTTGATTGATGCCTTTGCATTGTCTAGGGGTGATGTGGATACTCTTGATAAGCTGATGAAGTGGTCAGCACAACAACTCAGCCCCGCTGGTCTACTGAAGAGTGGTGATGAAGGTCTCAATGCCTTTGCACAAGGTGTGTGGGCAGTTCGTTATAATAATGTACTGTCTGGTATCTCTGCTCTCAAGGCTATCACAGGTAACACAGTTAACCTGACACTACGTACTAACAATGCATTCCTTGGTACTGGTATCGGAGCCCTCATGGGTCGTAACAGTGTTGAAGAACTGCGTCGTGCTACGTATGTCTACGGTTCCTTCTGGCAGGTCAACAAGCGTGCTTTGAATGATTCCTGGGATACCTTTAAGCGTACCTGGAATAACGGTAAGTGGGGCAATGACGCTACGATGGACCCACGTACTCTTGCTCGTGAGGACCTCGTAACTGACTATAACCCTAACCTTTGGGACACCCTGGCTGATATGGAACAGGTGTGGGAAAAGGATGGTAACTGGGGTCGTCTTGCTCAGTACCGCTTCTCTCGGTTCATGTATGACCTGGGTAACTGGCGTTGGTTTAAGTACGGCACTAATGCAATGATCAGTGCTGACTCCTTTGTACAGACTACTGTTGCTTCACAGATGGCCCGTGCTAGGGCTTGGGATGAAGTGGCTGGTATTGGTTACAAGGGTGATGAACTGGCTAAGCAACTTGCTCGTGCTGAGAAGCTTGCCTATGATGAGTCATTTGACGCCATGGGTAACTTGACCGATGCTGCTGCTAAGAATGCATCAGGTGAACTGGCACTCAACCTTGACGATGAGACTGCTACCTGGCTGACTCGTGGTATCAACAGGCTGCCTATTCTGAAGCCGTTCTTCATGTTCCCCAAGACTGGTGTTAATGGTGTTAAAATAGCTATGTCCTACACACCCATTGCTACCCTGCCTGGTATGAACAAGTACTCCAAGGTACTGTGGGCTGGTGATAACCTTGACAAAATCAAGGAAGCACTGATGGAACACGGTATTGCCTATGATGGTGTACCTAACGGTATGGCTATCTTCAAGGGGCTGGAAGCTGAGTATCGTGGTCGTGTTGCTTTTGGTGCATTGACATCCTCTGCACTGCTTGGACATGCTCTTGCCGGTAACATTCGTGGTAATGGACCTGTTAATTCTGGTGAACGTAAGAAGCTTCGGGACAACTTCGGTTGGCAACCCAAGACTATTAACGTTGCTGGTAAGTGGATTAGCTACGCTGGTTATGAACCACTTGATACTATCTTGACTCTTGTTGGTGACCTGGCATATTACTCCAAGGACATTGGTTCTACCCTGACTGAGGATTGGACAGGTAAACTTGCATGGACACTGGCTGCTACCTTCACCAATAAGACATGGACTGCTGGCCTAGAACCTGTGGTTTCTGTCGCTAATGGTGATGAGACTGCCATCTCTCGCTTCCTTGCCAATGAGGTACGCTCTGCTATCCCTATGTCTGGTGCTCTTGGTGTCGTCTCTAACGCTATCACAAGCTCCCAGAAGGACATCTATAACGATCTCATTGGTTATGTAACCAACAAGGTCCCTGGCCTGTCCAGTCAGCTCCCAGAGCAGATTGACATCTATACAGGTAAGGCTCTCAACGACATCGATAACCCTGTGCTTCGTGCTATTAACGCTGTTAACCCAGTTAAGATTAGCGAAGGTACTGAACCTTGGAGGCAGTGGCTTATTGATACCGGATGGGATGGTCTACAGATGATCCGTAAGGATAGTACTGGTAACCATGAGTACACACCACAGGAACGTGAAACCCTGTACAAGTACATTGGTGAACAGCAGCTGTGGAAGGAGTTTGATAAACTCAGCAAGAATAAGAAGTATAACGACCAACTGGATCGTATTCGTGCAATGCGTGTACAAGGTCGTCCCTCCGAGGAGATTGAAGCTGCTCAAACTGAAGTGTATTCTGTGATGAGTAAGATCATGTCAGAAGCACAGAAGGCAGCTGAGTTCCGTATGCAACGTGATAACGAACCAATGTGGCGTTCTATTCAGGAATCCATCCTCAATAAGAACTATATGCAGCAGGGTCGTATCGATGATGCTGCCAGGGCTGCTGATCGACGTAAGGTCGAGATTGAACGACTAACTCAAATGTATCGCTAACCTTATAGATGGCAATCACACAAAATACATTCACGGGAAATGGGTCCAACTTGGGGCCCTTTTCTTTTACTTTCAAATGGCTTGAACCTACCGATATTAAGGTTACTGTTGGGGGAGTCCTAAGGACAGCTGGCACTCATTACAACCTACAAAGCCTTAACTACACGACTAAGGATGGTGGTCAAGTACTGTTTACTGCTGGTAATGCACCAGCCAATAACGCCACCATTCGCGTCTATCGTGATACTGATGATAGCGCTCTATCTGCTACCTTCTTCTCTGGTTCTGCCATTAGGGCACAGGACCTGAACGATAACTTCACGCAGAACCTGTATGTCACCCAGGAAGTCAATAACAACGCTGTTAATATTGATGGTTCCAACCCAATGGTTGGTGACCTTAATATGGGTGGCTATAAAGTTACCAATCTTGCTGCTCCAGTTGCCGGTACTGATGCTGCCAATCGTAGTTTCGTAGAGGGTGTCTTCTCTTCAGAAGTTCCAGTCTTTTACCGTCGTTGGTCGAAGACTGCAGTTGGTGGTGAGACAAGTCTTAGTGGAAATGATAATAGCGGTATTACTCTATCGTATGTACCTGGATCTGAAAAGGTCTTTATTAATGGCGCTCTACAGATTCGAGGTGTCGATTATTTAGGTACTACTGGATCAACGCTTACTGGAATCCCTACCCTGACGGCTGGTGATATCATCGAGGTTCACAGTTCTTCCAGTTATACCGTAGGCACAGTACCTGATGGCAGTGTCACCAACGCTAAGGTTGATGGCGCTGCGGCTATTCAGTCGACTAAACTTGCATTTACTCAAGCAGGTACTGGTGCTACTACTAGGACTGTTGAAAGTAAGTTGAGGGATGTTGTCTCCGTTAAGGACTTTGGCGCAGTGGGCAATGGGACTACCAACGACTATGTAGCCATCCTGAATGCTCTAACAGCTGCAGCTGGCCGCACAGTCTTACTGGAAAACGGTAAGACCTATCGCATCGATCAAGCAATTAACTATAGTGGCAGTGTTGACTTAAAATCCGATGGGACAAATAAGGCAACAATTCTGCATAACGGTCAGAGTTTTACACCACTGACCATTGGATCGACAACTGCAGCTGTTACCACAACTCTATCGGCATCGCAGCAAATCAACAACCGTGGATGGGACGTCACTAGTGCAACTGGTGTTCTGCCCGGAATGCTCATGGAGGTAATTTCAAGTGCAAGTTGGTACCACGATCCCAGACCAGAATCAACTGATGCACGCAAATCAGAACTGCACAGAGTCGCATATGTGTCTGGATCAACGGTGTACACAGAGGATCCTGCTAACGATGGCTACAATGTTCCAACTGAAACAGTAACAGTAAAATTCTACTCGCCAATCTCGGTAAAACTTGAGAACATTGCCATCAGATGTGTTCTTCCTTCGCCTGCCGTTGGAGCTGCAGCAGTAGCAGGTATTCGAGTAAATTACGCAGACAACCCACTGCTGATTGATGTTGACGTTGATAATGCTGCAGCAGTTGGCATCAGCATTACTGGCTGCTACAGCGCTGTAGTGGATCGTGGACATACACACAGTTCTAATGCTTTTGAGACTGGTTACGGGGTGCAGATTACTGGCTCTTCTCACTCCGTTGTACGAAACCGATATTTCTGGCAGTGCCGCCGAGGTGTCGATGTAAGTGGCGCAAACGTGATTTCGCGGCATACATTGATTGAAAACTGCACTAACCTTGGTGGTGGTATTAACAGTGAAGGAACTGTTTACGGGTGGACAGAAGGCAGTACCACTGGAGCGCCTCAGTTCGGCTTTGGTAGTCATGGTCCTGCTGATCACACGATCTATCGTGGTAATCGTGTAGCTCAGATGCACACACCATTTAACGTACGAGGACGCAATGAAATAATTGAGAACAATTACATTATTGGTCGTACTCGATTCGGCGCTATTATTGCAACTTATGGAGAAAACCTGTGGGTTCTAAATAACAAAGTATATTCCGGCTGGACTGCTCTTAAAAATAGCACAATTTATGAAGGCGGAGGCAATATCAACACTCGCAGAGCTGATTGGTTCTTGAGATTCACCAGCAGCTACCAAGGTGGAGAGATTGTAGTAGAAGATAATGATGTCCAGATTCAGGATAGGTATATTACCTTTGATACTGGTGCTGTCCAAGCCAACGTCACGCTTGCTCAGAATAAAGTCCGCTTTGCTACTCAGAATTCCACCGATCCAGTCTACTTAGTCTATAACGAAGGATCTACGCAGAACATCTCCGGGTGGCGCATTACTAATAACGACTACTTGCGAACCATTGGCACGGGAACTACCAACAGATTCTTTAACCTCACGTTTACTGAAAATAGCAGGTTGACGGAGGGAAATAGCTATACTGGTAATTGGACTCCAACACTTACAAACGTACTTAACGTTAGTTCGTCAACTGCTTTTACTTCGTATTTTACAAGAATAGAAAATACAGTATTCTGTCATTTTAGAGTGAGCGTTACTCCAACGGCAATTGGTAACGTTGACATTGGTATTTCACTGCCAGTTTCATCAGATTTTACTAGTACTGGACAGGCGGCGGGAACATTTACATCCCCGAGTGGTTTTGGTTCAATATACGCAGATACAACTAATGATCGAGCTAATCTTCGGATTTACGCTACCAGTACTACGGCTGGAATTGGGTACGGAACATTCTCTTACGTTGTTGCATAATTATGATTGAATCTATTACTTTTAACACTGCAGAATCTCGACTGGTGCTGACCTACGAAGATGACACAAGTAAAACCTATGAAGACTCCATCTCTTATCTCGCTGATCATCCAGAGAGACCTGCTGATGTCGTAGCAATGGGATGGACTGTGTGATGACAAAAACACGTGACTTAGCCGACCTGGGTGGAGGTTTCATCCAGGCTGGTACTGGTGCTGTGCAGCGCACCGTTGAATCAAAGCTGCAAGATGTGGTGAGTGTTAAAGACTTTGGGGCGGTTGGGGATGGTTTAGCTGATGATACGGTAGCGATTCAGGCGGCAATTACTTACTGCTCTGGCACCAATGCCCCTGATCTATTTGTACCTTCAGGTACTTATATTGTTGATGGACTGCTTCTAGATTCTGTACGCAACCTCAGGATTTATGCTCCTTGGTGCCCGGATGTAGTTACATCTAGGCAAAAAGTTGTATGGCAATGGAAGGCTGGGAGTACAGCGCCAGCGCTACTGCGGCTTCGATCAGTTGACAGCCTTAGTTTTGAGAATATACTCTTTAGAGGCGACAATGCTGCTAAGTCTCAACTTGTACTGTTTGAGTGCAACGGAGATACAACATCTGGCTCGCTAAACAAATTTGCCAATTCTGACTCGTTCTTCTTAAACTGCACTTTCACTACTTCTTCTGCTAATACCTGTACTATTGCTACAGTGCTGTGCAAGGGATCTGCTGGTACTACCTTTGACGGTTGTACCTTTACTGGACCTACTTCTATCAAACTTGGTGTTGATACAGACCCCCCAGCAGGTGGTACTGGTACTGTAACGATTCCTGATGGACGTGCTACCCGTACTGTCTTCAGTGAATGTATATTCAGGGGTGATATTATACGGGAAAGGGCTATTGGTGTTGTCTATGAACGCTGCACGTTTAGGGAAAACACTGTCCCATACTCTGGGTCAGACTATCGCTGTTCTAAGCTAACTACTTCTGGTAATGAAGAAGTGCGGCTTGAATACATGGTGCGTTGTGGTACAGATGCTGATTCTGTAACGAACATTGGTGGATCACCATTCTTTTCGTCTCCGTCATCTTCAGCAGTAACAACTCCGTCGCTTGTCGCTATTGGTAACTTTATCAATGGCAATGCTGTTCATTTCGATATCCGCAAAGGTTTTGCTACATTTATTGGTAATGAGCATCAATATACCAACCTTTCCGGTAGCACCTATACATACGCCTTGCGTTATGGCGATGGGGCAAGTATAGAGTGGCTAAATCAGAATATTGAGTCTCTAGAGAGTGTTAACACCTCATCGACTATTCTTAGCAAGCCTGTCGTCAGAACTGGCACTAGTCTAGAGAACTCTGAGTACATTCTAAGACGTTCTGTTGGAGCAGATGTTACCCTCACCACAAACGTAGCTACTAAAGTGCTAGAGGTTACTCCATCGCAAATTAAAGAAGGCTTGTATGAGCTTTCTTATTCAGTCAACCTTGACTGTCCTGTATCGTCGTCCCATGTGGTAGCTATCACTGTTGACGGTGTGGATATTCCTGAAACACGTCGTACTGTAAATCCAGCAGCAGGTCAGAAGATTGAAGTAAGTGTTGGTCCTATTCCTCTTTGGCTTGACCAGACTTTGGCTAATACTCGATCAATCGCTTTGACAGTAAGGCAGGTATCTGGTACTCCATCTACTATTGTATTAGGGACAAGCTATCGATCTTGGGCAACTGTTAAATATCTAGGGGCTCCTTAACCATGATCACCATCCTCGGAATCAAAGTGTCCTATGAGACGCTTGCCTTCTTTATCCTTTTCATTACATCTGAATACTTGGGAATGACTAAGAAGCGTCGTTCCAATAGCGTTACCCAGGCCATCTCTATGGCTGCTGCTTACTTCAGTAAGACCCGTACTGAGGACGACACAGTGCGTCGTCTTCGTCGTACCTTTCGAGGTAAGTAAAAATGGTGCTGCTTCCAGTCAAGCAGTACTACCCACAGACAGACAGTGCAACAGGTCACGGAGATCGGATGTGCTTTAGCTCTACATGTGCTATGGCAATCAAGTATCTCCTACCTGATGCACTTCGTGGTAGTAACGCTGACGATGATTACCTCCGTACCGTCTTGAAGTACGGAGACACAACTGAATACACAGCTCACATCAAAGCCTGTAAGGACTACGGGGTTACTGCCACTTTCTATAAGAATGGCACCAAGCAGGCACTACTGAACGAACTAAAGGCTGGATTCCCAACCGCTACAGGTATCCTACATCGTGGCCATGCATCACGACCTACTGGTGGTGGGCACTGGATGCTGCTCATTGGTGATGAAGGCGGCAAGGGTGTCTTTCACGATCCATACGGTGAGATGGATAACGTCAACGGTGGATACGTTAAAATTGGATCAGGTGGTCAAGGAGTGAAGTACTCCTGGGTTAACTGGCTAAAGCGTTGGGAAGTAGAAGGCGCCCGCACTGGTTGGTTTATGACCTTCCGTAGTACCATTACCCAACCTTCGAGGGTAGCTACCACCAACACTTGGGATGGCGTTGTAACCGCTGCACGGGATGCTGGAGCTAAGTTTCCAGAGGTAGTAGCAGCACAGTGGGCTCTGGAAAGTGGGTACGGTAAGTATACCAGTGGTAAGAACAACTACTTCGGTATCAAGTCAGAACGTGATGGCATTGGTTCTCTTGTCTCCACTACTGAGTTTGTCGGTGGTATGGAGATCAAAGTAGATGCATGGTTCAAAGACTTTCAAGATCTTAGCTCCTGTGTAAGTTACATTGTAGATCGTTGGTATAAAGATTATAAGGGGTATAGTGGTGTTAACCGTGCAGGTACACCTGATGAATGTGCCCAGCTATTGGTGAAGGAAGGATATGCAACTGATCCACTATATGCCACCAAGTTACAACGTCTACTTAAGGAACATGATTGAAGCAATCATTACAGGAGTTGCATCCCTTGTTATTGGCATTGGTGGTGGTATTGCCACTATCAACAGCAGGTCTAATACACGCATGGACAGTATCGACAAACGTATTGATGGTATTGAATTGCGATTTGCTGAGAAGTACGTACCACGCCAAGAGTTAACCAGTGCCTTACAAAAGATGGAGGATCATATGATTCGCATCGAAAATAAACTAGATCAGATTGTATTGAGAAATGGCTAACAAAAAGAAGGCCACGGAAGATATGTTCAATGAGTTGCATAACATTGTAACTCAAGAACTTCTCAGTCGCATTAAGTCCGGTGAGGCTACCACTCAAGACCTAAAGGCAGCTTGTGATTGGCTGTCTAAGAACGACATCAGTGGTGTTGCTTACGATGGTAACCCACTTGATAAACTAGCCACCATCATGCCAAAGGTGGATCCTGAACTTATCCAGAAGAG